CTGGTTCGCCCTTCGGGCCTTGAGGACCTGGTTCGCCCTTCGGGCCTTGAGGACCGACACCACCTGTACCACCGCCGGTTGATGCATTCACCCACTTCAACTGACCGTCATCGCCGAGTGCGAGAACCTGCCCAGAAACGCCCCCAGCAGGAAGCGTGAGCGTGTACTGAGTGATACCAGGTGCCGGAGGAACCGCAGAGTAACTCCACAGATCCAGTGGATGATTCTTGTCATTCTTTTCACTGACCAGAATATCAAAAGTTCCGGCACCAACCGAAGTCGCATTGACGGTCCAAGTACCAGCCCAAAGCCAAATGCCACGAGTGAAATTCCTGGAAACGTAACCCTCTGCGTCAAGACTCGCCGTGATCGTCTCACTTCGAACCCTGACAGAAGGAGAACCGGGAATGACAGATTCCAGAACCTTTGGCGTGAAAATGATGTCACCCTTCGCAGGAAGCACGTCGGGGAATGCATCATCGCCAGGCCCAATGTCAGCTACAGCCCTGAGAACTCGGCCAACTACAAGACCGACCTTCCAACCAAGAGTAGTGACTGGGGTTTCATTAATGGGCACAGTCATTCCTGGTTCCTCCTTCCATTTTGAAGTTACTCCGCCGGAACAGTACCCGGCTCAGGCTCCGCCTCAAGCTCGGGAGTCGTCGAACTCGTGACGGAAGTGTCAGTGTGTGACTTGGCGACGAAGCCAAGAATGCCGCCAAGCGCCATGACAACAGTATACGCAGGATTTACCCAATCGGGCTGCACATACACGCCGTTGCTGGCATTGCAGAACAGTGTGATACTGACAAGCGCCAGAGCTGCGATAGCCCAGACACCGTAACAGAAGTCACGGAACTTCGGATTGCCGATAGTTATGTTGGTCATTACTTCACCTTGATCCTTTGACCGACGACGATTGAATTGGGGACAAGACCAGGATTGAGCGCGCAAAGCTCGTCAATGGTCTTACCTGCTGCCGTGGCGATGGCCTTGAGGGTGTCACCCTTCTTGACGACGACGAGCGTGTCAGAAAGCTCAGCCGCAGGAACAGTCCCCGGCTCGGTCTTGGAGTAGTCGATGTAAGCATCGATCGCCTCCTTCACAGCCTTCACGACCTTGTCGTCGTTCGTGATGCCACGAACCGCCTCCGTGATCGCATTCTTCATGTCATTGACAAATGCGTCCTGCCACGCCATGATGGTGCCGACAGAAACAGCCTCACCCTGACGAGAATCATCAGACGGAAGACCATTTCTGACAACCTTGAAATTCCACACATTGGCGGGAATCCTGTTGAAATTCTCAGGAAGCCAACCAATCTCCGTTCGGAGAGTGGTTGTACCTTCCTCTTCCTGACGCTGAATCTGCGCGTCAAGGATAGCGTTAGCGACTTCTTCCGCTGAGGGCATGTCATCTCCTTCTTCGTAATACACATCGGTTCCGGCGCCACTGAGACGATCCGTCCACTCGACGGCAAGATCTGCAAACGTCCTGCCGTAGGTGTTGTACGTCCCGCTTGGATTGCCGGAATTGTAAGTCGAGCCAGCACGGGCAAGACTTTCCCAGGAGTAATCCCCACCGCAGTACGACTTCAAAAGATTGAAGCCGAACACACAATTCCAGTAAGGATCCCACCAAGGATAGTCCGGATTGTTCTTGAAATAGCCTGGATAAGTGATCTGCGTCGGTCCGACGCCATTCGAGACACCGCCGCCAAGAACAACAGGAAGAAAATCGTTCTTGAAATTGTCCTCGGTGACAAGGCCCCACCCTCGGCATGCGCCGCCAGCGTCATGCCCATAAATGTTGGGTCCTCCGGTCTCCTTCATGATCATACCCATGGCTACCCCAAGAGGTAGACCCGTGTTGTTGCTCGCTGCGACGATGGCCGTGGCGTTGGCTACGCCGGATTGGTTGAGAATGTCAACCGCTTGTGCCATGTTGCGCTCTCCTCGCATCGTTGAGCGCCTTCCTCCTGGCAATGGCCGAAGAGGTCAGCTTCTTGTTACCCTTCTTGTAATTGTCGGGGTTGTTCTTGATACCACAAATGTGAATCAAAGTGAGCAACCTCGGGAGAGGCCATGTTTCACAGGAAAATGGAATACTGTTGGCCGTCATCCAGTAGTAGACGAGTTCCGATGTGATGAATTCACGAGACTCGCGCGGCTTCTTGGCATCGCTGAAAGTAGTGGCGGTCATCGGAGATTCAATGTATCGTTGGATCTCGCCAATCTTGTCCTCCGGCATGTAGATGTACACATTCGGGTCAACATCCTCCGGAGCAAAAGTCATCATTCGGATGTAGTCCATGATCTCAGCGTTGGACTTCTCCGAGCTCAGGAAGGCCTTGCAGTACTTCGCCTCCCATTTTGAAATTGCGAGAAGAGAGTGCTCAAGACACAGAGTCACCGGCTCGATATCAATGAACTCTCCAGTGGTTCGATCATAATACTCATCTGCATCAATGTCGATCTTGAGCACTCTCTTCTCCTAGTTTTGTCAGCCGCCAGCCTTGACGGCAGCGACGAGTTCGGTGATGGTCGGAAGCGTCGACTCGGTCGTGGTAGAGCCCTCAACCTTGTCGAGAATGTTCTTGAGCTTGGTACCATCGACAATCGTCGAGTCGAGAGTGAACGTAGCCGATGGATCGAAGCCCTCGACAACCTGCTTGATCGCGGTGACATCCCAACTGAAGCTGGTCGGCTCCGGGGAATCATTCACCGTGGCATGCTCCTTCTCCGACGGAGAAGCCTTCATGCCGTACACGAAGTGATGCTTGTAGCCGGCATTGGAGTCGGTGTCAGTGCCAACCTTGGTGCGGTAGTACAGCGCGAACCCACTGCGATTCTGCTGACCGAGATACGCGCCTGGCGCGATCTCCTTGGTGCCGTCGCACTGCTCAAACTCCGGCGGGTAAGTGAAGGCCTCGATCGAACCCTTCCACTCCTCGGCCGAGTACAGCGCGAGATACTTCATGTTGTCAGCGTACTGAGCATTCTCCTCGGCGCCCTCAGGGGACTCGGTGACGGTCTTCAGACCGTTCCAAACCACACCCTTTTCGTACTCACCGTTCCTCTTCTGAACGAACAGAACACCGTGATCTACGCCAGTCTCATACTTTCGCTCGCCACTGGTGTCCCAAACAAGCTTTGCCATTTCAACTCCTTAGAACCAAATGTTGAATGCGTCATGGTTCAACCCATCGGCAGCGTAGTGCCGCTCATGGACACACGCGGGCAAACCAGCGATCTTGTCTACGATGGGACTGTCTGGATCCTCATCTATGACAGTCACCTGATAACGATGGATGTGGCGATACGACACATTGTCTGCGAACGTGGTGTCGCCCGGCATCCTTTCATACACGATTGCTGGATACTTGAGCATCAGCTGTGCGGGAGGCTGGAAGTACACCTGGCGCGAACCAAGGCACATCTCCAGAACGGCCTGCAGATCAGTTCGCTTGGCCATTGTAAATCCCTCCCAAAGTCAAGACGATACGTGGCCGGTTAATCTCGATGTTGGTTACTTTCCATTTTGAACCATTCATTACAACGTAACGAATTGCTCCAATGTTCTCATACATGAACGCGTCAGCAACAATGGAAATCTGATTCGAGATCGTAAGATCGTCGTTGGCTTTCTCAGAAGGAGACCAACGCCAGGCATGCTTCAACAGATCCCCACGATGCTTTCGCTCCGTGAGAGACGGCCTCCACACACCTGGCGCGGTCTCCTTCAAATGTTCATAGCCGATGGCTCCACTGAACTTTGCCATGGGCTACCGCCTCGCTCAGGCAGTCTTCTGCTCGATGACAACGGCGGAGTAAGGCTCAACCAGAGCACCCGAAAGGCGAGTCTCGTACAGGTACTTCATCTGGTTGTAATCGATGTCGAAGTCATCGAAGAAGTTGACCTCGCCGCCCTTGTTGGTGCCAACATTGTAGTCGGACATGTTGACGATGATGCCGAGGACGTTGGCCGTACCGCCACCCTCGCTGGCACCGAGCGCCCTGGTGAGACCCTTCATGGGGTCAACGTCGACAATCGAGCCGACCTCCAGTGCGTTCGCGAGCTCCTCACGAGTGTTGTACAGTCGACGACCCATCTTGTCACGCTGGTGCAGCATGTCAAAGATGACCTTCTTGTGAGCGAAGAACGTCGGGCTGCCGGAACCCTCATAGTCGAGCATGGACTCCGCGACAATGTCGATCAGCGCGCCATCGGCGAGAGCCGTCGCCTTCGGGAGCGTGTGCTTGATGCTGTAGAAAGCGTCGTCCGTGAGAATCGGGCGGATGTGGTCCTCCTGAATCTTGTCATCAGAAGTGACCGAACGACCATCGCCGAACAGGATCGCACGAGCGAGCTCCTCCTTCAGCTTGACCTGCATCTCCGCCTTGATCCAAGACACAACATCGAAATCAGTGATGTCGAGAATGTCGTCACGGTCAAGCTTCTGCTTCTTGTAGATGGTCTGCGGGGTGGTCTCCCGGCGAAGCAGCTTGAAGACCTCTTCCTTCTTCAGCTTGCCCTTCTGGTAGCCCCTGGCTCGGGCATCGTCACCGGAGATGTCAGCGAAGGTGGTACGAACCTTGGCAAACGGGGTGTGCTTGGTGCCACCGACGATAGCCTGAACCCACGGCTTCTCCTTCTGGATGAACTCCGGCGGGTTGTTCATCTCCTTGGCGTCCGGGAACAGCAGCTCGATGTTCGAGATGCCGTACGTCTGAGCGTGAGCCATCACAGACTCAGACAGGGTGCCGTAAGCCTCAGCATCAGCGAAGATCGCCTTGATCTGAGAATGCTCAAGCTTGGGACCGCGGTCAACCGCCGTCGAATCGAACACGTTGTGCTTCACGTTTGCCTCCTTGGTAGCGGAATGTTCAACATTGTCAGCGGGAGAGGAGTCTTCGTCATCCCCATCCTCGCCAAGCGCCTGATCTACGAGATAAGTGAGGACATCCTTCTGTTCATCGGTCATGGTCTCGATGATATCACCGATGGTACGGTCGTCCTCTTCGTCATCGTTGCTACCAGAGTCATTCTGAGCCGGAGTTTCGTCCCCGTGCTCAATGGTCATACCCGTCGTGATGATTGCCTCATCCTCCTGCTCCTCGATGAAACCATCCGAGTGCTGGATCGCGACAGTGTCGATCATCGCGCCAGGATTCGCACCGGACAGAACAAGGGACACTTCACGAATGGCGCCATGAAGAACATCCGAGCCCTTCTGAACCAGCTTGTTCGCATAGATGGACATCGCGTTGATGTCACCATGCGCAACGAGTTCCTTTGCATTTTGACCCGCAGGGGTCTCGTTCAGGAAGCAGTAGGCGTAGACGCCGTCTGCTCGATTCTCAAGGTCAGCATGGCCGAGAACATTGTCGGCCGAATCATGCATGTGCTGCCACACGAGCGGCACTCGCTGACCATCATTGTCCTTGAATGCATCACGACGAATAGTTCGACCATCGGAGCACTTAAGATCATTTCGCGTAGCATAGCCACTGAAATCAGGCTTCACGGTACGCTCCTTCCTCCTGAGGCTCCGAAGGTACCTCAGGTCCAGTACTTACAGGATTCAGATTCTTGTTCCGCAGAACGTCAGCGTTCGGGTCATTGGACGGCTTCAAACCGACAATGGCACGGAATTCATTGGAACTCATAATCTCATTTCGAGTGAACTTGTCCGCGATTTCGGCGATTTGCGACGTCGGGACAAGCTTGAACGGATCTCGAATGTACATGACATCCTGACCGCGAGTACGTGCAGTCTTCGTGATGAAGCGCCGACGAATCGCGTCAGCAATGGCATCCAGAATCGGCACCAGCGTGTTGTTCTGATAGTTCAACATGGCTGCCTCTTCGGCGGTCCCATCGAACACCGTCTTGCTCACGCCGAGTTCGGAGTACAGCTTCTCTTCCAGATACTTGACCTGAGAGAAAATGTCATTCTCCACTGCCCGGTTGAGCTGCGTGATCTTCTCAGTACCATCCGTGTACGCAATTCCGTACTTGCTGCCGGTAAGCTGTTCCTCGATCTGCTTTCGACGGAGATTGGCCTGATCTTGACGTGCCTGAGACTTCACTTGATAAGGCAGCTGAATGATGAGATCCAACTTGCCGGACCCGGTCTGCTCATCGACGACGTCGAGAATGGCCAGCTTTCGAATGAGACGCTGAAGAGTGCTGTTGGGCTCGTTCATGGTGGTGAAGAATGGATTCTCCACTACAGCGACGAGTCTCTTGGGGAGAACAATCTCCTGTTGCATGGCAATCTTCTCGTTGTACACACGTACACGAACATGCTCAGGATACCAATTGACAACTCTGGCCACACGAAGCGTACGAACATCATAGGAGTCCGTTCTTGACGGGTCCAGGTCGAAATCGGTCGGAACGATCGCAATGACGCCTTCATCCAGAAGAGACACGACAAGATCAATCAGGAAAGCCTTGCCGGACTGGTCAATGTTGGCTTCCGTGTTCAAACAGTACTGCAGCCCACTGTAGATAGTTTCGACGTACTTTCCGTCTTCGTCCTTGCGAACATGCTGAAGTCCAACACCAGCAACGTCAACCGCAATACGATTGTAAATGCTGGCGACCATTGACATCTCGGACGTTCGATACATCCGCTGCCGACTTGGCAACATGGTGTACCCAGGCCCGTAGTTGACATACTTGTTCGGAGACCCGTTACGAAAGACATTCCATGCGTGAGAAAGCCTCTGCATGAAACCCATACGTGCCTCCTCTCTAACGCCGGTTCAGCTCATTGCTGTACCGTTCCTTGACTTGCTGCCTGACAGCACGCTTGTTCTTCTTGGCAGCCTTGTAAGACATCTTCGAGGCCTTCATGATCTTCTTGTTGGCACGCGAAGAATCGTTCTTGTACTGATTCTTCGCTGCCTTGTAAGAAGCCTTCGCCGCCTTGCGATTTACCCGGGCCGCCTTGTTCATCATTTTGACAGTCTTGTCGGCAGTACTGTACTGCTTCTTCAGAGCCTTGCGCTCCTCATCAGAACCGGCGCCAGTCAGCGCCTGACGGCGAGCCTTTCGGACTCCCCACTTCATACCGACAACACCGAAATGCTCCAATTCATTACTTTCGTCGGAACGCATCTCTTGGATCCTTAATCTTTGCGTCTCGCCTGGAGGCGTTGAACTTTGTCTTGTCTTGGTTCTTTACGCTGCCCTCATTGTTCTTACCCGGCTTTGGAATGGTACCATTGGCGAATGCGCTTACATATGACTTGGCGTACTCCTTGCCGATCTCGGTCAACACCTGAGTGCCAATCTTGAGAGACGCATTGATGAGCTTCTCCGTTGCGGACTTCGGGCGAAGCTCGTTGTACGTCTTCTCAAGCTGCAGCCGCTTGTTTCTCGCAGCAAGATCTTCGTTAGACAAGTACTTGGCACGCATACGGTCAGTGGCGACCTTGTGCGTCGAATCGTACATGTCAGACATCTTCGGCTTCTTCACCGGCTTCAGGTTGTTCGACAACTCGGACCGGTTCTTCGTCTTACGTACGCCCCACTTCATACCCTTGACACCATGATGGTACAGGGCGTTCTCCATAGTCTTCACCTCACTCGAAATTGTCTTTGTTCAACTTGAAGGCAACCCACGCGTCAAGCAACGCGGCAAATGGGTCGATCTTGTCTTCATATCTCTTCTTGAGAAGCTTACGATTGCCGTTCGTGTCCTCCATGGTGATGGCATTCCCCATGGCGAAAGACATAATCGCTTCGTCGAAAAGAAGAAGACGTTCTTCGGCCAGGTGTTTCAGTTCGCCAAGTGGAACACTCTCCGTCTTGGCACCCTGAATCACCTTTTCGATCCCATATGGACCGTTCTCCTGTTCCCAACGAGTCACGAATTCCTTGGCATTGTACGGATCGAACCCGAACGCTCTCACATCGTACTTCATCTCGTCGATGAACTTGTCAAGGTCGTCGTAGACCTCCATCATGTCAAGAACCGTAGTTCCGACAACTTGTAAGGACCCCTCTTCGAGGAACTCGTTGTACTTTACCCTGGTGGCCGCCGGCAACTTCATCAGAGTGTTCTCAGTAATGTAGCTGCGGGTCTTCACGCCAAACTGATCACGGGACAACGGGAACAAGAATGTGAACGCACAGAAATCGTCGCCCTGAGAGAGGTCAGCGCCAAGTGAACATGGCATCTCCCAGAACTCGTGATGCTTGTGCGGAATTGTGTCTTCGTAAGTGAAGAAATATGTGTACCCCTCCATGGGGATTCCGAAACGTTTGGCAAGGATGTCGTTACGAACGGCGGGGACCTTTTCCATACGTTCGACGTCTCGCTGATACGTTTCGTATGAAACGGTCTTCCCGATGTTCGGACACGCCTTGATCCACAGCTCTGGGTCTGCTACTTCTTTGACATCGTCCAACTTGTAATGCCAGATCGACGTGTGCGGATCCACATACTCACCACGAAGAATGCTCGCAAGTTCCATTTTGACGCTGTCACCAGCGCCGTTCCTGACTGTACCTTCACTGCTCGTGGCAACAATGATGTAATCAGGATTCTTGCTAGCGCCCTGTTCGAGAGCACCGATCACATCTTCGCGAATGTCACCCGAAAGCCACTCATCAACCGTGGACACCTTCGGCCTGAGTGACTGAAGCTTGTCAATGGTCATCGGTCGGATCTCGATGATGGAGTTCGTCAAGAAGTTCTCAATGCCCTTCTTCGTCGATGCAAGCTTCTGCCGCTTGAGCCGATTGCCGGTGGTGTTTTGCAAGGAACCTTCTGTGAGAAACTGCATCAACGGTCCACGAGCTCGACTCATGGCGGTACGAATGGGAGAAAGGATCTCCTCAGCCTGTTTCATCGTCGCAGAAGTTACAATCTGCTGTGTGGTGGCCGTGTCCATCGTCAAAGCGTACATCTGAACCAGCGTGTCGTACAAGGACTTGGCTGATCCACGCGCCGTGATGATGTACTGCTTGTTCACGAGCGGCTTGAGGATCCTCTTGCGGACGTAATGCCCGCCCGGCTTGTCCTCGAACGGCTCGTACACGGTTGTGTCAACGAAATAGTACCAACCGTACAGCTGCTCGCCCCAGACCAAGAACGATTCAAGCAGATGCAAGTCACTTCCATCAGTGAGAGTCATCTCTGTCTCGCAGAAGCGCTTCCACCCCTCCACTTCTTCAGGATCATAGTACACGCCAGGATTGGCTATGAGAGCATCGATGCGGTTCATCTCTGCGGCAATCTCTCGGCACACAGGGATCTCGCCGTTCATGACCTTTTCTCGCCAGATACCATAGTACCTCGGCGTGGCGGTGTTTGAAAGCCCGTCAAGGGCTTCAGACATGTCCATCTGCCATCACAACCATACGGAATTCGTACTCCTTGATCTGATTCTGCACCGCCTCCATGACATACTGCGAGGATGGCGGGTCGAATGCAAGTCTCACCGACTGATACACATACATCTTCACCAGACTGACCAGCCGCTTGTCCTTCGTGAAGTCATCCCACACGGCAACGGCATCCTCGATCACGTATCCATCGGCCGGACCGATGCCCATCTGGTGTACGAGAGTCAAAGCGTTGTTGATACACACGATAACGTCTGTATCAAACGCAGTGTCATCGGGGTCAAGGCCGAGCATGTGCTTGGTTGAATTGAGAATACTGTTTTCCATGATTATTGCCTCCATGGGATTGTATCGTTTGGCCTTCGCTCCACGATACGCCTTGGCAGGAGATTCTCATCCCCATAATGGATCGCATTGTGCATCTTGTGGGAGCAACTGATCAGAAAATCAGGATTCAAGATGTCTGGATCAAAGAACTTGATTTGACTCGGTCGAATCGGGTTCATGTGGTGAATAAGGATACGGCCGTTGATTTCATAACCTTCAAGACCCAGATCGCAGCCATTGTCGCGAGAAATGACCTCATTTCGGACCCTTTTCCACTCCGTGGACTGGTAAAAACCTTGGTTCAAATAACGATCGAATCCAAAAGTCTCATAGCCCACTCCGCCACCGATTCGAAGGTACTTGTATCGATCTTCTATGGTGTCGAGAAGAATAAGCGCGTCATAGCTCTTTATCACTTCTGCTACTCCCATACGACCGCATGGCATCAAGAGCTTGCTTGTAAAGCTCTTCGACACGCGCAGAAGAGGCCAGAGCCTCGGTCTTCGCCTTCAACAGCTCATTCTCCTTGGCGAGTTTCTCCTTTTCGAGCCTCTCACGGGTTGTGCCGAGCTTGAGATAGTGCGTGATGACCGCCGAACTGGCAGTTCCTTCAGCCAATTGCTTCTCTGCGAGGTCCACAGCGAGGGCGATCATTTGATTCTCGCGACCTTCGACCGTGGTTGCCGGTGGACGGCGACGAGTTTTCGATTGCTTCTTGTTCGCCATCGAGCAGTTCACCTCCGTTTGGATATGGTTCCGGCGAGTCTTGAGGGTGTCTGGTGGGAGAAAGGAATCGACCAAACCATGTACTGGTCCACCACGACGCTGCACAACATTGGTAGGTTGGATAGGAAAGACCACCAGGCACCCACAAGGCCCGCCAGGACCTCTCCACGAATCTCCCCCCGGAGAAAATATGGAGAGGCCGGCGATGACGGAGGGGGGTAGGTCGAATATGACCCCCTCCGGGCCTTATATTATTTTCATTTTTTATTTTTCATATTCTCACGAATTGCTTTCAGAACGACGAATTTTCTTGAAAATTTGCGAAGGATCGTACATGATAATGTCATCCATCGCATTTTCAATCTCATTTGATTCATCAACTTCTGAAAGTTCGTTTGAACTTGTTGACACACGAGCAAGCAGTGCACAAGTGTTGTAACCTTTGCTTGTGTCGAACTGCAACCAACGATCGAACTCATCGAAAGGATTGTAAGGATTGTCAATCGTTGTCAGCATTACTTCATCAGACTCAGACACAACTAATCACATCCTAATCAGTCATCATGCCAAAGCACGATTGATAGTACTGACACTGACACCCATTGCGTCGGCAATCTCAGCAACAGTGTAATTGCCTGAAGACTTCATTGACTTTGCTCTTGCAATCTTGGCACGAGACAATGTCGTCTTGGCATGAGGCATCGAGTACTCCTTGATCTGTTCGAGATCGCCGTTCTTCATGATCTCGGACAACATGTTAGAGGAGATGGCCCCAGCCTGGATAGCCTCCCATTCCTTGGGCGTGATGTTGACAGTGTTCTTTTTGGCGCCTACTCTGGCTCTTGCTTCAGCCAGAGCGCGACGCTCCATCTTCTTCCGCTCGTCACGACTCACGTCAGGATTGGCGTCAAGCTGAATCTTGACCCGGGCGTTGGCAATTAGCTGTGCCTTACGTTCCAGTGGCTTGTTCCGGTATGCATTGTTGAGCTTGCTCTTCAACGACTTGTACTCTGAATCGTAGGTCTTCCTGGCAGACCGGGATTGCTTGGGCGGGGTCAAACGGGTGGAGGATACCCGGGCCTTTCTAGCCAGGGTCTTCAGGTAGTTGGCATGGGCGGCGTATATTTCCTCCATGGGGAGGCCGGTACTCAATTGCCTGGCGTCCCTCACCGTCTCCATCCGATGAAGCTTGTCCTTCTTGTAGACAATCTTCCCCGTCTTCTTGTTGACGTAGTTCTCCCCTGTTTCCTCGTAAACCTTCTCCCCGGTCCTCTTGTCAATCGGTCCGCCCTTTGCCGCAGACCGTGGCTTGCGCTTGTTGACATAGACAGGAGACTTGGCCCGAGAGACAATCGTGGAAGCGCCCCCAGATTGGTACTTCTTCTTCAGACCCTTGATGTCATTGTCCAACTCTGACTTCTTGTAGTCGAGCTCATGCTTCTCGCTGTCAATGACAACCATTGAGTGGCGAACAGCACGGGCCAATTCAGAAGCAGTGGCCCCCTTAAGCGTCATGTCAGTAATAAGATTGGACACCTTGCCCATCTCAATCTGCTTCTGCTTAGCGCTGATGACCTTCTTACGCCCTGACTTGATGTCAGATGGCTTCATCTTGTACTGAGACGTACTGAAGTTCTTCAGCCCAGCCAAGGCCGGGGTCGACTTGATCTTGCCATTGTTGTTCGGCACAACCAACACGGTGTCGCCATCGAAGTCTGCACCCGACAGTCGCTCAGCAACCTTGGAATTGATACCAACAGCATCATACGCCTTGCCAAGAATACGACGACTCTTGGCATTACGGTTGTTAACAACCACCTCAGGGATCTCAAACGTACCAGCATGGGGGTAACGAATGAGTGCAACCTTCTCACCATCTCTGAAGTTGGGAGCGTAGATCTCATTCTCCTTGAGATGCTTGAGCGGGAGAATGACCTGGGTTCGCTGTCGAGGCAATGCTGCTGCCTTCATGTAAACAGCGGCAGAGTCTGCTTGGTCAGCAAACGATTCAAGCAACTTCTTCTTGACGACAGGGTTGGTCAGAGAATTGATGGTGTCGTAGTCCTTCTTGTACGCTTCACGAGTCTTGCCCAATTGTTCACGAGCAAGCTTCACGCTCTGCTTCGAAAGAACCTGAGACGAAAGAGTCTTGGCCCACTCATCCCAGTCACCTTCTTCACGGACTTTGTTTACCGCACTCTTGTGCAGCTTACCGTCCTTACCCTTGAACATCTCAGGAGGGGCGGTGATGGACTTGAATGGATTGTTGGGGTCGTTGGGGTCATTCTTCATCTTCTTGAGCACAGAGTCATCGCCCTTGCCAAGGACAGGAGTACCCTTCTTTTTGTTGGTGTTGAACTGAATGTCAACACCCTTAGGAAGGTCTTCGCTGTACATGGCCATACCCTTGAGATAGTGGGTACCATCAACAGCGATACGAACCTGCGCATAAGAAGAACGACCGAGACTCAGATCCGGAACACCAGGACGGATCTCAATGACGCCATCCTTCTCCGTTCCACCGTCCTCGGCGTACACGACGTGCAGTCGTTTGGAAGAAATACCTTCCTTGTTCGGGGTGATCTTCATGAAGGTGTGTCCGTTGTCCGTGGACTTGTACCCCGGGATCTCGATCGAATCCCTGTTCTCGAAACAGTCCTTCTTCGTGGCGCCCTTCGGTGCAAGAACTTTGACGGTTGTCATATCTCCGGTGCCGAGCTGCTTGACCTTCATGGTGTGAACGGTGTAGCCCTCATCCTCAAGCTTCTTGACCGAAGCGGCAAGACGAGTGTCACTGACACCAAGGATAGTCTCGGTACCCTTACCGATGTCGAGATAACCGCCATTGTCCAGCTTCTCACGGAGTACGTCGGAAATGTTTGCCGTTGCTTCGGCGCGCTCCTTGGTCTGAGGGGCGAGCAACTTGGTCACAGTCGACATGGACACACCAAGCTCCTGTGAAATGGCAGACTTGGACCAGCCTTTCTCCTTGAGCGCCATGGCTCGGTCAGAGTTCAAAGAACGGAGATTGTTCTTCTCAACAGACTTTCTGGCTCGAAGGTCGCGAATACTCATGCCGAGTGCTTCAGCAATCTCACTCTCGCTCATGCCCGACTTGTGCATGGTGTTGACTGCGCCAAGAAATCCGCTGCCATGCTGGTAGGGATCCTCGCCAGACCCCCAAGGGTAACGACCAGAACGTCGAGGGGTTCCGTAATGGACGAGTTCATCTTCGGAAATGATGTACATCATTCACCCTTTGCGGTCTCAATCAGACGATCAAAATGAACAATAAGATCCATGAGATGGGTTACATCATCGGGATCAGGCTGCTCAATCACAACGGCATCGTTCTGATAAATACGAAGCTCGGTGTCGATCTCTGCAGGCTTGACCTTGTACTCCAAACAAAACAGGCTCGCATAGATGTAAAGCTGTTTCATGCTGACACGGCCAGTACCGGTCTTTAAATCGTGAATGCGCAGCAGACCCTTACGATATGCGATGGCGTCCGCCGTGCCGAAACAGTTCACAGAATAAACGAGCGGCTGCTCTGGTGTCATCTTGAAGCCGATGGCATCGTTGACATACGCATTGATGGTCTTGTCATTGCGCGGCAGCTTGATTCCGAGCGCAATGGCCTTCGCAGCAAATGCATGAAGCTCTGTCCCTTTCGCCGCGGCCTGAGCCGTACGAAATGTAGCGAGAAGCTTCTCGTCATCGTAGTTGACCCAGTGATACTTGGACGCGCTGAGAAATGCGTGTTCACCCACGAATGCTGAATGTTCGTTCCAGTTCATCCAGAACCTCTTCCTCCGTCTCTGGAGAAATGAACGAAGCATAGCTCATCTCACCGAGTGTACGAATGTAGTAGTCTTGATTGGGGCGACGCGGTGCATCAGCCGAACGCTTGCACTCCAAACAGGCCCACTTGTCCTTGTACAAAACAAGAAGATCAGGAAAACCCTGCTTGTAGTTGGCATCGTTCTTCATGACTACACAGCCGGGGAACCGGATCTTGAGCTTGACAAGGAGATTGTGCTGGAATTCTGATTCCTTCATGGCTCTCCTCAAGGCCAAAAATAAGTTGAGGTGTGAGGAGATACGCTCTTTTGAGAGCGAATTCGATCATATGATGAGATATGATCTAAGTCTCCTCATTAGATAACGTGTGAAAAACAAAGAACCCCTAGTCACCCCCATGTTTTCGACCTCGTATGTCAGAAAAAACTTACAGGATGTGTGGTCCTGTAAGCTTGTAGATGTCAGATTCGGTCCAGTTTCAGGGTGGTCAACGGGTTGATCCCATAATTCTTTCCCATCTTGCTGCATTCCATCTTGAGCATGCGATCGACGATGGCAATGCGACGCTTGGTAGCCTTGGAAATGCCCCTCCTGATGTAGAAGTAGTTTCCGTCGTACCGAGTGTTCTCATTCCAGTCGGTCACGAGCTTCTGCGGGATGCAGAGGGTGAGGTTCGAATTGTTGAGACGAACGTCGACAAAGATCTTGAACATGGTGTTTCCTTTCTCTCATAAGATGCTGCGTAAAAAAACGCGGTGACTAGGTGTTTTGCGTGCCCACTTTTGTGTCCAAATGTGTGTCCACGGTCTGACTAGGGGTTTTGCTTGAGTAAAATGTCGACATTTTGGCGAAACCCCTTGTCAGAGGGCTATGCCCACTTTTGCCCAAAACATGCCCAAAACTCTTATATATATATTACTTTCTATAGAAAGTTTTTAAAGAGAAAAGTGGGAATTGGGCAGAAAAGGGGTAAAACCCCTAGTCGCACTGTAAATGAACCATGCCCAATTTTTGGGCAAAAGTGGGCAAAAGTGGGCAAAAGTGGGCAGAACCGGCAAAAACTGACAGGCCGTGTGGACCTGTCAGTTCTCTCAGAGCTTAAAGCAGAGCCCCGATCAAGCAGAAGACACAACCAAGAACGAAGCACCAGCCGAGAATCTTCCAGAAAATGGCACTGGTGAGGATCTTGCACACCAGGCAAACGATGCCGCAGAAGACACAGAAGAGCATGAACGTGAACATTATTCGAATACCTTTCCTGAGAGTAGGGCCATCACAATTGCGATGATGCAGATGGATGTGAACATTAGAATAATCATGCCGGCGTTCCAATCATGGTGATGATGGAGTAGTCCCCGACGAGCGCTAGGATACTCATGAACAGTACCCCACAGAGTACCAAACAGTCCTCCCACAAAATGGGTTTCTCCAGGACACTTTTCACAATAGCAATCGTGCTCGCGACGATCGAACCGACAAGCGCGACGAAGAACAGCCCGCACATGAATATCGCGAGCATGCTGAAGATCATTTGAAAGCCTTTCTGTACCAAGAAGTTTCGTTGAACTTCTTCTTGTTCTTGAGAGCCCGCGATACAGCGAGCTCATACTTCGCATTGGATCGAATGAAGTAGTACCACAAATCCTTGTATGGGGTGTTGAATCTGTCAATACGCCCCATGGCCTGTTCCGTTTGACGATATGAATAGGACTGACTGAAGAACACAACCGTGTCTGTTTCTGTGCAGTTCCACCCTTCAGAACCAGAATTGTACTGGACCAAGTAGTACCAGGAGTCCGTATTTGGAATGGACTCGTGTTTGTGCCCATTGTACTCCGCCACAGCGCCCTTCAGAACGGCCAGAGACCGCTTCAGAGCGTCCAACTCGAAGTTGTAGTTGTAGAATATGATGGACTTCGGATGATGGTCTAGAATGCCGTACAGAGCATCTATCCGGGACGGATCAAGATATATGATCCGCCTTAGAACTGAGAAGTACTCGCTGGCCTGTTCAATCGGCTTGTCGTCAAAGCTGTTCCATCTTGAGCTATTCAGCAGCTTGACTTCGAATTTGTCATACTCACAGGGGACATACGTCGTATGCCGAATCGTGCCGCGCTGTACAACCAAGTCCACCAAGATCTGATCCCGGAAACGCTCCAGTTTCTTCGTTCCGATGTATCGTTCGATTTGCGGGTACTTCGTGAAACGATTGAACACGCAATGCTCGCGTTCGAAGTCAGTCTTGTTCTTGATGAATCCGTTGGCCTTGAATACCGGGACATAATCCGACCAAGTGTCCGCAGGGGTGGCCGTCAACAGAATCCAAGTGTTGTTCTTGGCGATCTTGTAGAACGACTTGACCCACTGCCCACTACCGACAAGATGTTGTTCGTCGAAAATGAAGAAACCCCCGACGGTGTCGACATACTTCTTTATGTTGTTCCAGCTGTCGATCGTCACCGCAATCTGGCACGGCTCATGCGTACCAATAGCGAACTTCGCCAGTTCCTTTTCCCATTCCAGAGAATCGCGCTTCTTCGCCGTGGTGATGATGAACAGAGGGGCGGGCTTGTGGTTCTCCAAGTAGTACACGATTGACGTGATACTCTTGCCACTGCCCACCCCTCCATTCAATATGCACCCGTCACGGAGATTGTCAACGGCGGTTCTCTGCTGTGGCAGAAGCGTCGGCGGCAACCTTCTTGACTCTCCTCATCAGATTCTTGATGAACACACTGTCCTTTCGACAACGCAACACGACGGCGTCTCCCATTGCGATCCGTGCCGTGAAACTGACACACGAAGGATCGTCAATGCTCGTACCCCATGAGTAGTCGTCAGAATCAACCATTGCAGCCAGCTCCACGGCGATCTTCTCACACGCAGTCAGATATGCATCACGCTCATCCATGTCAGAACAGCCTCTCCGAATACTTGTTGAAGTGCGTCAGCGAATAAGGCGACGCATACTTGGTGATTGCAGATCCGTCCTTGTGGTACAGCACGAACCTGTACATGGGTTGAGATCGCGTCGGCTCATCGACAAGACCGAATTCTGCTTCGTAGAGATCCACGAGGAATTCCTTGTACTCGGCGATGTGTTCTGAGGTTACTGTGTCATGCATCATACTTCTCCGCGAAGACGTCCTGATCGATGGTGACGTACATGGACTTCACGTAAGCCTTGATCCCGCGATTGCCGTTGACCTCCCACTGATAGGGGCGGATCACCAGGTCGACGTTCTGAATGTCGGCCCAGTCGAGCATGTCGACGGTGCTCTCGTCGAGGTACGTCTTGTTGCTACCGGAGATCAGAACGATCTTCGGTGGGTAGCTGTTGAACGCAACGGCGACTTGAAGATATGGAGTCTCCTCGTCCCCTTCATCCTTCGGACGGAGTCGCTTCACATTCCAGCCATCTTCGATGAGGCGCTTGGCCATGTCATCGTCCGGAATGACAACGCAGAAGTTCCTGCGTCCTGCGAGGTTGAAACGGCTCTCCTGTCCGCTGAAGTTACGGAAGAGAATATGCGCATTCTCGATTGCGATGTTGTTGGGCATTGTTATTCCTTTCAGATGTTGATTGCCGCCAGGAAGCGTTCTGCGTCGTCTCGTTCATCCAGAGCGCGCTCTAGGCTCCTCCGCATGAGGGTCAGATTACGATTCACGTCGTCGTCTCGCTCGCCCGATTCATCTCGTTCGATTCGCTCGGTCAATTGGGTGATACGAAGAGTGAGCTCGGTCAGCCGGTGCTCCATGGCAATCCGAGCTCCACAGTTCTTGAGGAATTCCTTCTGCTTCCGCGAGAAGAGATACTGCTCCGGGATTCCGACCCCGACGAGAATCGAGATGATCGTGATGAGCAGTTCGTCAAGGAAAACGAACACACCCCTGTCCCTGACATACAGGATCGAAGTCTTGAGTTCGTCTCGGGAGAACTGCATGCAAACGTTGTTGTGGCAGTAGATCCATCGGTTGTCGACGTATTGGAGCTTGCACCATTCAACGCGTTCACCGTTGCTGTCAGTGACAGGAAGTGCTCTGTCCGATACATGCCAGTTGATCTCGTATTGGGTGTCACAATACCCGTTCATTGACTCCTTGATGTCGCGAAGGGTGGTCAGCATGAGCGTTGCGTCTTCTTCGATGTTTCGTCCGAAGGACTTGATCTCAACGCGGTCGACGTAGCACAGACGCGAATAAATCATTTTCTTTCCTGTTCTGCGAAGAGCATGGCATACTTAACTGTGAGCATGTCATTGATTCTGGGTCGAACGTCTTCCCCGATTGGCATGGCGTCGACTTTGTCGAATTCTCGTGAGAGTTCCATTTTTTTCCTTTCTACAAAAAAGCAAAAGGAAGAGCCGCGGCTACATTAGCAAGCACGGCTCAACCTTTTGTTTATTGAGTTGTGGTCAGACGAGTACGAATGCGTCACCTTCTTTCAGGTTCCTGAAGACCGTCTCCTGCTCCACCGGGTCAAGCATCCGGAGAATGTGCTGCAGCTCATTGTAGAACATTCCGATTTCCATGATGGTGCATGGAATGTCGGGATTCCTGTCTTTGAGCGCCTGAACATTCAGCCAGTGCATGTACTGCGGGGTGCAGTTGAAAGTCTTGTCGGTTCCGTTGATTTGGTAATCGTATCGGTACATGATGAGTCCTTTCTCTCATAAGAGAACGTGCAAATAATGTCACACCACGAACTCATCAAAGCTACCATACTGCTCAATCGTACTCTTGGCTTCTGACACTTTGTCATACCAGAAGTCCATGTCGACGTCGTCCTCATCCGACACAGCTTCTGCTTCAGCCCAGAGATGACCCTTGGTGTCAGACAGTGCATAGAACTTGTCACCATCGTGCCGCAACAGTTCCCCTCCATTCTTCACGGGACAGAACGAGCCGACACGACCGACGAAATGATCTCCGTCCTCCTTTCGGATTATGATGTCACCCTTGCTGACGCTCTTGGTGATGCAGAGGTCCTCGAATTTGATGTCCTCCTTGCTGAACAGCGTCTTGAACACATATGGAATCTGGAACTGCAGACCGGTTGCGTGCCATCCATCAGAATCGTGAGCAATGTACACTGCATCATTGACGAGACACATCCTGTCATAAGTCGCCTCATGTTCGAATGTGTACCCGTACTTCTTTCCGGCTTCCATGACGAACTCGATGATTTCCGGCGTTGCATCAGGAATCTTGATCGAATCCGTCTTGATGTGAGCCACGGTGAATCCACGTTCTTGAACCCGGTGCTTCAGCCAGATCATGAACAGCGCACCGCGCTTTGCCACAATGTTGTCCTTGTTGTTCTGACCGGAGTTCCCGTTGGCCCTGTTGCCGAATTTGGCGGCGGTCAGGCCATACATGGAGTTGATCGGGATCTTCAGCGAAGTACTGAGGATCTTCTGCTCCGCAGGATCGTCACTCACATATGGTGCAAGCTTACCACCGTACATGGTCTTGAGCTTGTCGAGTTCGCCATGCTTGATGGCAATACGAGCCTTCACAAGATCGAAGTACTTGTTCGTGTACTCATCACCCCACAGGTTGAGCGCTTTGATCGAGTGTGGATGCATGGACGCAACGTCCAGAAGAGCGACATTCTTGTAGATGCCGGGTTCTGAATATACGTATCCACCCTCACCGACTTCCTCTCCCATGTAGGTCGACTTGCCGAACTTGTACTCGTAGCCCGGAAATTCCTTGGACAAGTCCGTCCAAATGAACTTCGGGTTCCGATCATTCCCGAACACCATCTGTTGGGTGATCGTGTTCGTGGTTGTGTTCGGCGTCATGCCAACGATGTTCGCAAGCATGCACCGGGCCTTCCAGTCCTCCTGCCGTGCGTTGAAGACCGCCTGGGTCGCCTTGACATCATTGCAACAGTACTCGATGACTTTCGGCCACAGTTCCTCAGGACATGGCTCGTCCCAAGGAATACCTATCTCCTGGTGATGAATGCCGAGCTCGATCTCCCACTTCTTGAGGCTCTGCTTCTTGGAGCAGAAATCGTACACATCGGTGTACGACAAATTGTACGCATCACGGAACATGGCGGTTCTGTCACCGGAAACAATCTTCTGCGACAGCTTGAAGAGTTGCTCATTCGAGTAACCCATCATGGCCGCGTAGAGAATATGATTGTCGTAGCGTCTGTTGTTGAACCCGATCAAGCGATTGTTGATCAGGTTCTCCACCTCGGTCGGCTTCGGATTGACCATCGACACACAGTCGCCGTCAATGGTCTTGTAACAGATGATGAACAGGTTCGGGTACACCTCAACGTCGTAGAACACAATCGGCTCGTTGTCATTGAAAGGCGTGTCCGGTGCCTCCTCATCACCGGACCGGAAATGCATCTTGGACACTTGCTGCAGGCAGTACTCGGAATGATGAGTACTCCGCATGGCGAACGCCAGAACATGGCCGCGCATGTCATTCAGGTCGTACGGCTTGCCAGACTTGTACGCTTCGTCAAGAATGTGCTTGATGAAATCAATGCTCGGCTTCGTGCCCGGATGCACCTCATTGCGAAGGTTCTTCTCCACAAGTTTGCGCAATCCTGCTTCACTCATGAACGTTTGGTTGTTTATCACTTTCTTTTCCTTGATCGGCAAACCCGATGAAATATGTGCTACCAGCTCGTCATTGACCAACTTTCGCTTACGACGCAGCGACGACTTCCCGGACCAAGTCTTGATCTCCACGCCGGGTGAATACACGTTGGCCAGCTCGGTCGGATCGCCGTCATAGATGTAGTGCAGATGTAATCCGTTGCCTGAGCGACTGGTCTCACAGTATGTGCGGGGCCATTGCTCAGCCGCATCGATGTTCGCCTCAAGACTCTTCTCTCCTTGGTCGTTCTTCAGATCGAAATCAATCACGATATGGTTGACAGGCGGTCTGACGAAATGCTCCTTGGTGGTGTCAAGATCCTTCAGTTTCGTCGTGACTGAATCCCATGGCTTGGCAGGAATCCCATCGTCAGACGCGTACTGTGCAGGACAATCCTCGTACAACACGTCAAGCTTCGATGGCTGGTCCTTGATGTCAATCCATCGACGCTCTTCCTTGTCATCAATTTTCTTCGCACCGAAAATGAGCTCACTCTTGAACTCGCTGTACCAACTCCTGACTCTCTCGTCATTGATAATGGCTCGTTCTTCGAACTTGCCGAAATATTCCTTCAAGTCCTCCTTGAACGCGTACATCGGCAATATGTGCACGATCTGCGAATCAGCGCAGTATTGCTTGTACAGTGCATAAGCCGAGCGGAGGCTGATCCCGTCGTCATGCATGATCTGTCCGGAAATCTCGTCAACGAAGTTGAACACGACGTCCGTACGAAACATCATCTGAACTGGAACATAGTCATCGTAGTAGTGCTTGCCCAGCTTCTTGAAAATGTCCAGACAGTACTTCGCAATGGCGCCGTACTCCGTCGTGATGTCTCGCATGAGACGCTGATACACCGAAGGGCTGAACGTCTCACCTGTAGGAGAGATGTCGATCAGTCGGCGAATCAGGCCTGACTTCGCGTCACTGATCTTCACCGGGGTGTTAGTGCCGATCATGAGAAATGCATTGGGTCGCATGTAGTACTGCGGCTTGTACTTCTCATTGATCGGGATCGTCTCGTGAGAAACAATCGAGTTCAACTTGGTGTTGTCGTCAATTCTGGACAGATCACCGTCATGTTGAATGGCGACGAGTGGGTTCGTACGAAATGGCTCCAACGCGAACTGATTCGAACTGTTGCCGAGAGCTCTAGCATCAAACGGAGAGCAGTACCCGTCGAACATGCCCTGCACGATGTTGAGCACGGTCGACTTGCCCGCGCCGCTCTTGCCATACAACACAACGAACTTCTGCAAATATCTGGAATCACCGGAAACTATTGCTCCGATGGACCACAGCAGCTTCTCCTTCTCAGCAGGCTCGTAGAGTTTGTCGAGGAGTTCATCGAATGCCGAGTGATCCCCGTCGACCAGTGAATATGGAAGAACATGCGAAGCATAGTCGGTTCGCTCGATCTTCTCGTTGGCGAACATGATGCGTCCATCAAGTTCCACCGCTGAGTCATTGAGCTTTGACAAGAACTCACGGTACTCCCTCCACGATTTGGTGGAATAGTCCGTCATGGAGAGCACCTTGGGGTGCAGCTCCTTGAGTTCATCAGCTTTCGCATACAGTTCACGGTCAACAAGACGAGCGACGTCATACTCGTCTGTTGACCACAAACCTCGTTCCTCATCCCAGATTGCGTAGAAGGCTCGTGCACGGACCATCAGATCCTTCGAACGGCCTACACGGAAGGCCGGGGCGATCTCAACCCCATGCTTGGTCTCCCGTACTTGGACCTTGAAGAAATCCACGGTCCACCTCCTTACCAAATGTCAGCGATCATTCCGTCCATGACGTAATTGTTCATCTGCTTCCACAGTGACATCTTCTTCTGGTTTCCGAAGTATGATTGTGTCGGGAACCATCCGTTCTTACCATTCTTGTCGATTTCGCGGTCCATGACGCGCTCCACTGCATTCTCGACCCGATTTGTCCAAGTCGGGAGCTTCTCCGTGTGCTCGTCCGAATACCAGCCGAGATCTGCATTGGAAATACACTCCTCAAGCAGATCCTTGATCGAATACTCGTTGTCGAGTATTAGGCTCATACGGTCGAGCAGAGCGACGAGAACGAGCAACACGGACGGCGGTTCGTTCACGTACTCCTCAAGAATCTCCTCACGGAAATAGATCGCGTCATTGATTCGGTTGTTGTCGTCTCGGATGTCTGAATGGAAAGGGATCTCATCCAGCTTTCCACAGAGATCCCTGTATCCATCAGGAGCATAGAGGTCGACGAGAATGTCACTCATCCTCGTCCTCCTCGCTGTCATCTGCATCGAACTCGTCCTGATCCTCACGAAGCTTGCGCATGTACTCGGCGATCGGCTCTTTGATGATCTCCATGGAGAAACGCAGCCCCTCCTTGTTGTTGATGCAGAAGCCACGATTACCATTCGACTTGGTGACTTCACACAGATCACCGATCAAGCTCTCGACGTAATCAGTGATTGGGAGATCTTCGTCATCAATGATCATGTCATCATTGATGAACCAGAAAAGGCTCTTCTCCGGAAGGTCCTCGTGCTCGTAGTAAGTCTCTTCGTCGGGGTACGTCCAACCGGGCGAATCGGTCACAGACTCCACCTTGCGGTTGACCTTCTTGACCGGGCGAGGGCTGTTCTTCTCGTCCATCATGGCCTGGGCGTCAGCGACCGCCTTGTCAAGGTCGATCGCATCGTCGACCGGCTCGTGCACAACAATCTCCTCGTCATGCTCAGCTTCCGGCTCTTCGATGCTAGTAATGGGCTCCAGAATATCCTCTTCGAGCTCCTTTGCAGCACGGAGTGCCTTGATCTTCTCTCGGGTGAAGAAAATAGCAACACCCGCGGCGACGCCGGCTGCGGCAGCGATGATGTTCTTGTTCATTTAAGTGATTCCTTTCAGATGAGATTGTAGATGACACCATCGACATTGAAGTCGAGCTTCCAGGTGCCAGCAATGAAATCGGGATCCTCAGGAAAATTCCTGGGATCAGAGAGATTGAAGTCGACGAAACCGTCGCCATTGTCCGGGCTCTTGACCCAGCCGACAAGAGCGCCCTCAGGAGATCGAGGAAGATCCAGCATGTCGTAGACCTCGTTGAGGAAGACGTGACCCCTCGTTCGGAGAAGATCATTCGCCATGTTCTGCTGCGTCTTGAGGAAGAGCAGCTGATAATCGCGAGAGGGCTCCCAGTTCCTTGACGAACTGTCGAACGTCCGAGAATATGGACTGCTGAGCAGATTCTTCTTGGAAACGATGTTCTTCACGCTGTTGTTCGCCGCGGCGGTTTCGGGCACCTCAATGGTGTTATCCTGAGAGACGGCCTTTCGCTCGACCTTGTCAACCTCGTTGCGCTTGTTCCAAGCCGCTTGCAGAGCATTCAGTGCAGAGGACAGCGCAGCCGTCCTACCGAGCATGATGCTGTGACCTTTGCAGATGCAGCCAATGCCGACGGCCATCATGGCCAACGAAGGGCCATACGTCTTGATGAACAGACCTGCGGTCTGCGCGTAAGAAATGGCGAGATCCTTCTTATAGTCTTCCTCCGTGTACTTCTCGCCCATACGCTTCTCATAGACGTCCGGGTTGTCATGGCAAATGTTGACCGCATTGATCATCTCATGGTGATTCTCGATCACCTCGTTGTGGTGCTTGAGTCCCTGACGGACTGCAAGAACCGCGCTGCCCACAACGGCAACGCAGCCAATGGCAGTGAGAATCGTCGGAGACGAATCCTCGACGTGCAGCTTGACGTTCTCAAACTTCTCGCGGAAGCTCATTTTATCATTCCTTTCTTCGAAAGCCTGTAGAATATGGCGATCACTTGATCGTCACTCATTTGCTGGACCTTCTTGGCCCAGCGAGGGCCCGGATAACACTCGGCTACCCGGACCCTCATCTGGTTGACATTCATCTGTCGTTCACCGCTACTGGTCGTGGAAGGTCCAGAATATAACCTTCACGAATTCGTCGCGGTGATGCGCCGCCGATGGAATACCAGCCCCATTCTGCATCAGTGTACGAACTGGTGACTCCGGCAAGGTCATACAGATCTGCAACGGTCGCAACATCGTACTGAGAGATGAGATCCGCCAATGAATCAAGAATTCGATCGGCTTCATCTCGGCTGGCGAGGACGATTTCGTCGAAATCATGTGTTGCTCTCGCCCTGTGAGAATATGGCTCCCTCGGCTTGTTGTAGAAGCTGTTGTAACTAACATATGACCGATTGTCGCGAACATTCTTGTTGCGATTCGGTCGGCTGTCGCCGAACAACAGCCTCTGGATTGACTCCGAGACCACGTCGGAGATGGTGTTCTTAGCAGCAGGAAGCAGCACATCCATCAGAATGTACTCGGCGACAGAACGGCCGTCCTCAGCGATGATCGATCGCTTGAGCTTCTTACCTGCAGATTCCTTACGCTTCTGGCCTTTAGCAACAGCTTCGACCTTCGGCCTATTATTGTCCGAGTAGTTTCCGCCTTTCTCAGGCATGATTGAATTACTCGGCAGATTGACAGTTGCCATTCGTCAGCCTCGCTTCTTGTCCATGGACAGAGGATGCTTCCCACCGTCGACTTTCTCGACGCCAGCGATCTGCTGAATGCGATCCTGCGGAATCAGCTGCTCGATGAACTTGCTTGCGTAGTCGGTGTCCTGCATCATCTTCATGAGGAATGCCTCGTAGCCACGGGACTGCCGGAAATCGTTGAGGACCTCCTCGTTCTTGACGAATCGCTTGCCATCATCCGACTTGACACCGACGCTCTTGAAAATGAGCGTCTGGATGATGTTGAAGATCTCGCCGACCTTACGACTGTTGGACAGACGCTCAAGCGTCGACTGAATGTCGCCAGCAGAGCTGAACGACAGTTCAAGCATCTCGGGGACAGTCAGGTCGAAGTAGTACTTCTCGGTCTGCTCGTCGCCGTTGTAGTCGACGTAGCTCACTTCACGCGTAATCATTGATGAACCTCCTGGAATTTGTTTGTGATCATTTGCGGGAATTCCGAATAATAACGCTGGTAGAAATCGATCATCAGCGCAATGTCTTTTTGATCTTCATGATCTCGTCTTGCGAACTCTGCCTCATTGGCACCTCGTGCAATGGCTCGCTGCTTGCGAATTTCACGGTTGACGACCATCAAGGCAACCTGCCATGGTTTGAACAACCTGGTGGCGCCAAGAGGATCAATGATGATGAGACGCTTCTTCTTGCTCATGTCGATATCTGTTGGGCGAATGCCGTACTTCCAGATTCCTTCGACAGTGTCGTATTGACGAATGTTGATCAACTTACCCTGTGCGGCAAGATAGTTGAAGTTTTGGACATCCATGAATATGTAGTCTTCGCCGTTCACTTCGCCGGGACGAATGGGCCGAGTCGTGCAAGTGATGACCCGCTCCCATCCTTCTTTTGTGCAAAGCTTATCGGCGAACCAGTTCTTGCCGCTGCATGTTGCCCCAACGATCGCGAGCATTCAGTACCCCTTGTAATAGTCCGGCTTCGGCACCGTGTCGTACTTGATAACGAGACACGGCTCTTCCTCTGCTGTAAGGCATGACGTGAACCTGATGTCGAGCAGACGATCGGCGTTCCAACCGATGTCATCGCCCAAACCAATCGGGTCAAGCCCGAGAAGTCCGTAGAACACATTCAGACTGATCCAGTCCTCCTGGAGGAGCCTGGCATTCAGCGCATTCTGTGCCTGACGAATCTTCTCCGCATCGATCCTGAAATATCGACCAGACAGGTCGTCCATGGTGAGAGGCTGAGGACCGCTGAGAACCACAGTGTTGGAAGATGCCACCTTCTGCTCAGAAATGGCGTCGTCGATCTTGCGCTCCTCCTTCTCTCCGAGCGCTTGCTTCACCTGGCCCTTGTATTCCTGGAATGTGGTGTCCAGGATGGAATATGCTTGCATCAGGTTTGCTCCGCGCTTCAGAGCAATATGATTGCCACAGAACAACGTGGAAATGGTCGCCACAGCGCAGATCGCCGTCGGAAGATAGATCTTCCAAGTGATCTTAACCTTCTCGAAAGCCGTAGCATTCGTCTGGTTGTCCATGTCGTAGTCGCATATTGCTGCGCGAGCCCTCGGGCCCGCCTTGGCAGCGAGAACCGCCGTGCACACAACGCCGATCGATCCGGTGGCCGTGAGAATCAGCGGAGCATGATTGTTCGTGAACTTGTTCACCGATTGGATGATGTTGCTCGTCTTTGTGTTCATTGTGTCGCGCCTTCGCTCAGTGATGGACGTCATTCGCATACGGGGTGCCGTCAGAGCACTTCGTCACAAAATAGCCGAGTCCCCGATCGATCGAGCCATAGTTGATTGTAGCAGCGGTGTCGATGAGCGTTTGATCTTTATCAGCCAGTGCCCTCTTTGGATAATACTCGAACTTGTCGTAATATGCATTTTCGCAGCCGCGCTTAGGGTGATACATTGGGTTTCCTTTCTACATGAAATTAAAAGGATACAGACCGTGTTAGGGTCTGTATCCTTGTGAGGTTCACTCCTCAGAATGATCGTTGATGATGTCTTCGGTGGTCTTGTCGCCCTTGTGAGTGGCAACGATGTGATCATACATCTTGTCTCCGATCTTGTTCGAGAGCTTCATGAGGCCGTACCCGATGCCAAGGCCAGCAGCCACTCCGGCTGCCACGATGGCGACGGTACCAGCAACAGAAGTCTCTTCGTCAGAGGTTTCGATGATGTCGTCGGTGTCAACTTCAGGGATCTCGATGTCGTCAGACATGATGGTTTCCTTTCATTGGTGAGTTCTTCTCATAAGAAGACGTGCAAAAAGCACAAGCCGGTTAAGACTTGTGCTGTTGTTTTCAGGTCAGGATGCCTAGATACATTCCAAGCATCAACATCCCGATCGCCAACAGTGAATATGTCAGTGCCGCGATGAGTTGAATGGTCTTGTACTTGTCCTTCATAGTGCCTCCTTTCTCATAAGAAGACGTGCAAAAGCTACAGGCCGTGTTGGGGTCTGCAGCTTTGATGTTACTCCTTGTTTTCGATATCCTTTGCGATGGAGTTCAAGGCAATGGCCAGGATGATGACTGCCAGGACGAGCGTGATGGGTGCCACGGTGATCATGGACACGCAGATCACAGCCAGGTCCGCGAGGCAGATGAGAATCTTGGCGATGAGCTTGATTACGTAAAGCATGGTATCTCCTTATGTAGAAGTCTTTCTCATAAGAAGATGTGCAAAAAGCACAAGCCGGTTAAGACTTGTGCTGTTGATGTCACATCCTTTCAGATTTCTTGTTGTCATCGTCCGCGAGGGCGACCAGCAGCATGAGCGTCGTGACGACCAGCATGATCATCAGCGGGCTCCCGTGAAGCAGCGATGCCACAGAAGCGCCAAGGATGAATGCAGCGAACACGACAGCGCCGATGGTTGCGCAGATGTGCTTGAACATTTTTTCTCCTAAAAGTAGTGTTTCTCATAAGAGAATGTGCAAAAAGTAATGCGCAGTGTAAATCGCACCACACATTACTTTTGAGATCGTATCGGTCAGTTCTTCGGAACAAATCCGAACGCCTTCGATGTGATCGCGTCCTTCTCCTCGTAGACGAGGATGGTCAGAATCGGAATGACAGTACCGATGATTGGCATGACGTAGTCTTTCCAGTTCTTCTTCTGCGAATAGCAAGTCGCCTTCGCTTCCATGAGAACCTTGAGTTCGTCAGCGGTCTTTCGGGTTTCTTCAGTTCCAGGCTCGTGATCATCCATCTTCTGGAGATGGTCCTCGATCACAGCGTCGAAGTGCTCGGAGAGATTATCCTTCATGATGATTCCTTTCTATTCTCTCATTAAGAGCTGTGTGAAAGATAAACCGAAAGATCGACACGCGACTTCTTCCGAAGTTCCGAAATATCATCGTTCAACACAAGATACACTTCATCGGTGTCGTTCACGATGAGCGATCCCGTATTGGAAACAGATGCGCTTGGATCAAAAGAAACAAATAGCACGAGTTGGCATATTAGTACAACAACGCCACAAACAGTCTGCGCAACGTCGGCGAAAGCAAAGTCGAGAATGCCGGTGATGATGATTACTAGCGTTAGACCCACGCATACCGCGCACATCAGCATTTTGTTACGAGTTCTCATTCATATTTACCTTTCTTACTCGATGTTCTCGTCGATGGTTGCTGGTTCTCAAGGGTAGCTTCTTCACTTCGTCTGAAATACGCTCTGCAGTACCGTTTCCACCGTATTCCGCGTAGGGCGTGTACAGATACTTCATGAAATCCTCGTATTCATCGTACGTGATCCAACCACGCGCAATGAACCCTTCGCCAACATATATGATGCGGTCGTGTGCAAGACCGACAAGCAACTTCTTCTCTGTTGAATTCCGGTCGAACGTCTTCTGAATAACGGCCCAGAATCCATTGCTAGCAAGTACTGTCACAAATACGGTGACCAGTACGTCTACCCACGCGGGGCCACCTAAGAAATGCATCAGCCAGTAATCCCCATGATAGGACGAATGCCAAGCGCCGTGTTGGCAGGGAGACAGTCTGCCCGACCGAACACGCAACAGCAGAAATGGTCCCACTTAGCCATCGTATTGAGCCACCAACCATTGTCGACCTGCCCGTCGCCAACCGCCATACGGAACCTTGGAGCAAGGCGGAACAGAGCGAGCTGATTCAAGTCATTGGTGTGATTCCAAGCGAACGCCGAGTTCTGGTTCGATGCACTGGCGGGTTTGCCGTTCTGGATCTCGAACACGGGGGAACCGTAAACCATCCGCTCAGACATGAGCTCACAAGTACAGTTGTCGACCCAATTAATGGCGGTCGCCATACCAGCGTTGGCACCAGTCGAGAACGTACGAGGAGCATTGAGAATCGAGCCACCGCCGAAGAAATTGTTGACCTGTGACACAATGGCCGAAAATTTGGTGCGAATCTGCGCAGCTACGTAACCCCCTTCATTGGTCGCGGTGCTGTTCATGACAGAAGTGCCCATACTAAGACGAGGAATGATGTTGACATGGTGCGTCTTTACAAGTGTCGCGGTATTGCGCCCAATGCCGTACCAATAGTCCATGTCTGAAACAATCCAGTCAGTTCCACCATCGGTCCAGTAGTCACCGATGTAAAGATCATCAAACGTGCCAGACCGGATGGCATTCTTCTGAGCGGAGGTGAACGTACTACCGAGATTCTTCCCACGGTAAATGTTCCTGTGGAAATATGAATTCTGCGAGAATGTGTCAGCGATTCGCCCAAAAGCCTGAGTCATGCTAAGCTTACGAGTACCAGAAACGCCATCGACGGCAACAGCATCGGTCTGAGCGAGACTGGTTGCTTCGGTAAGGTCGGTAATTCGAGTCATTGTGAATTCCTTTATGAGTTGTTTGCGAACTTGGTGACAGCAGTGATCTGAACACCCATGTTCGTGGTGAAATCAACAAGATTGCCACCACTGTAGAACTGAACCGAGTTCTCGACGGTTCCTGTGGTCACAAGTTTGTTCAGTTGATTGGTGAGAGACGTGATCTGGTTCTGCAGATTCGCAGCTTGGTTGGTGTTCAGCTGATTCTTCAACGTTAAGAACCAAGTGTTGAACGACGCCTCGAAATTACTCTCGGCTTCGTTCGCCTTGGTCTGAGCATTGCCAACAACGTCATTCATCAGAGAATTGTACGAAGCATCCCACTTGTTTCGAATATCATCGACGGTAACCGTTTGAACAGGCGCAGTTACGTATGGGCACCACGATGTTCCGACGAGATTCGTAATGTTCGACTGCTGAATCGAAGAATCACCGGCAGCGAAATTGATGGCGAACAGAGGCAACGTGTTTTGCTGCGTTCTGTCGGTGATTTGGTTGAGCATGTCTGTGTACGAGCTGTAATTACGTTGCTCTACAATGTAGAATTGCGCAAACCGGTAATATGGTTCCACCTTCAGATCCAAGCACACAACCACAGTACGAGGTTCCGTCGAACTTGCATAATTCGACACCGTGATCGGCATCTGGTACACGGAATCGTTCTGAATCCACTTCTTGCTTAACCAAGCTTTGCCAGATCCGATGGTTACGGTACTGCCGTCGATCACCGTAGCCTTGAATGCGTCACCCCAGTTCGCGAACACGCCTTCAGTGATGATACCGTCGAACGGAATGGCCATGTCCTCGGCAGAATATGTGCGATCTCCGTCAATACTGTTCCAGAATCCACTTCTAAATGTCATTTCATTCCTCCATGGTGATCATCGCGTTCACCGCGAACTCGAACGGAACAGACAGAATGGAGAAAATGAAGTCCCCAGATGCCTTACGGTGGTTGATCGGGACAAGGAAGCACTCACGGTCTGCGTCAACCATCCAACCCTCAACACGAGGAATGAACCAGTTCGTTGGCTCGGACACGAGTTCTTTTCTGGCCGCTCGGGCTTGCTTGTACCTCTCTCCCGTAGGGGGAATGAGTTTAGACATTGTCGCTTTGTTCATTTTCTCATCCTGTGATTGTCCGTACAGCCTTGAAATCAGGCACGATTACAATTCCATTTTTGTCAGCTGTGATTGTCATTCCATCGATGGCGCAAATGGCGCCATTTCCCATGCCGTCAATGACATTCACGATGTCACCGATGTAATAGTCTCTCATGTAAGCCCACTGAACATTCGGATCAACGTCTCCCGTGAAATTCGTCTCTGTCACGTATTCTCGCATCGACGCGTATCCATACGATTCGAGCTCATTCATGTACGTTTGCATCGGGACGTCGTGGTTGTTGTCATCTTTCAACTTGACATTCGATCCGTCGATCCATTTCTCGACCCTTTTCATTCCAGAAATGAATCCACCGTTCGGGGTGCTGTCCGTGGCGCGTTCGATGGGAAGCGTCATCCGAGGCTTTTTGTCGCCAGGATCAGCGCCGGTGACGTAGAATGCATTTGCATACTTGTCGCTGTCCTGAACAAATTCACTGGCCTTCAAGTTGTTGAAATCACTGGAAAAGGTAACCCATTCATTGCTCCCTTGGTTCCAACTGCGATCAACCCCGGTCCCAAGGCGCCATCGCCATTTGTTGTCATCCGTGTGGTGCACGAAGATGTAACACATCGGCGATGAATATGTTTTCACAAGTTCTGAAACAGCATCATAGATGTTCTGTCCAAGATACTGCTGAGAGATTTGATTGCCACCAAGTTCTTGCCGCCAGTTCGATTCATCTCGGTACAGTCCAGTGATTCCACGATACTTCTTACCGGGATTTGTTGGATCAGGAGCGAACTGTTGAAGATTCGGACCGTCAATACAATTCTCGTCAAGAAGTTTGTTGACAATGTCACCAGGTGTCCCGGTGACGTCGATCTGCTTGTACACCACTCGTCTTGACGTTATGTACTCCATCGACTTTCCGGTGAATATCATCCGCGGAGCATCTTCGAACGTGTCCTTCAAATCACGTTTGTTGACCATCATAGTGTGTTCGGAGTCTTGAATCCTGAGAAATGTACCCAGCTTGATCATCTTCCAGAGATCAGGATCGTAGTACATGTACAGCTCGAAATCGCCACATTCCTTGGCTTTGTCAGTCCACACAAGAGACTCGTAGTTGTCGACAATGGATTGCAACTCCCAATTGTCGTCGTAAACAAGCACATCGTATGTCATCAGATCCCCTGGTGTTTGATGTCGTACTCGACTTCGTGCTCAGCTGCATACTGGTTCACGTTGTCACCCATGATCAGGCACGTAATCGTGTTTGCGCCCTGTTGGATTCTTGGCCAGTACGGATTCGTGCCTACGGAATTCAGACAACCAGTCCAACGATTCTTGTGCCAGATACGAACGTACTTGTTGCCATTCTTGGTTCCAACTTCGATGTAGTCACCCTTTTCGAAGTCTTCTCCGATCTTGTTCTTGACCCGCCTCATGTCGATTTCAAGAAATAACGTGGGATTGACGCTGTCGGAATATCGAATTCTTGGAATGTCGGCAAGCTTGCCATAAAGCCTCGACCTGATGACGATACCGTTGTCGAATGATCCAGAATAGTCCATTTCAAGCTTCGCGCTGTTTTGGATCTCTCCAAACTTCAACGCATGACTGGGCCACTTCTCGCCGGTGTTTTTGTATTTGTTCACGTACAGGAAATAAGCAGTACCACCAAGGTCACGGTCCAGTTCATTCATGACCCCGATGTTCACCGCAGAACTCGTCATGTCGTCGATCATCGAACTCAAATATGTCGTGCGCCAAGCGTCGTCTATTTCATATCGCAGGCCTGCCGATGGATTTATCTTCTCGACCATTCTCGACATGTCTTGGCCATAGCGATTCAAACCGGTCTTGTCAGACTTGACCCATGTCGCGTCAACGTTCGGGTCATTCACAAACCAAAACAAGCCGCTCTCTCCGATTGACATCAGAGTCTCGTTGGTGATACCTGTTGCGTTGTCGGCGAATGGGAATTCGAATCCACCCTTGACACTTGAAATACTGTTGACAGTTTTTGCGGGAGCGTAGAAATACGGGTCTGGGCAGACGATCGTTATCTTGACCTTGGTTATCTTCTCGAAAATGTCAGGTTCGCACTTCTCGACATACCCGGTCATGATGTACGTACCGGTATCGGTCACGAACGCCATCTCGACACGATTCTTCACCGAATAAGTCTTGTAAATCCATCGTCTGGCGTGTTCGATCGTCTTGCCGGGCTGAGCAACCACAGCCAGGGTGAGAGTCATCGTACGCTCTCCCACCCTGGCCGAGTTGAACATTGCACCATCATTCGTCGCGAACTGAGTCAGATTGATGTCTGCCCCAACCGGTCCGTGACCTTCGATCTTTGTGATGACGTAAGGAGCTTCATACGCTCCAACGAAATTCGTGCTGATCTCGTCACCGAACTGGTTGACGACAGACACCGTCTTGATCATCGTGAATACCTCTTGATGTTCGAGATGAGCTCCTTCGTGTCGCGATAGATTTCGCGGCGAGTAGGAGCAGTCGGACTGTTGATGGTTTGGTTGAAAGTGACAGTGTTGACCCCACTCGGGTTCGATGCACTTCCATTTTGAGCCCTGACCGCGTCATTGACGCCGACAGAGACTCTTGCGTTGGCGCTTTGACTGTTGAACAGGTCACCGAGCCTCGACGCAGCACTTCGCACTTGCGAATCATCCACGGTTGGAGTGATCACAGGATTGAAGTCCGGATCGAGAGTCAGGCCGTCAACAATCTCGCGGAACTTCTCATTGATGCTCTTGCCGGTACTCTCGGCAAAATTCTCAGAGGATTTCTTGACCCACTTCTCGCTGTTGTCGATGCCTCGGACAAGACCCAAGCCGACGAACTCACCGATTTCGGTGGTCACCTTGGATGGTGAATGAATGCCGAGCTTGTCCTTGAGCCACTGAGGCAGTTTGTTGGCCAGAGCACTGATGTCATCCATCAGATGGTCCTTGACCCGTGCAATTCCTCGCATGACGCCACGGACAAGAGCCTCACCGATCGAAATGGCCTTGTCGGCGACTTCCTCAGAATGCGCATCGATGGCATTCTTGATTCCATCAAGGAAGTTCAGCAACAGATTCACGCCGGAATCGATGACGCGACCGATGTTGTTGCTGATCGTGTCGATGAAGTTGACAATAATGTCAATGGCGATCTGCACGATTTCACCGATGTTGTCCCTGATCGCTCGAAGGAAATCTTTGATGAGATTGATACCGGTCTGGATCAGCACGGGCGCGACCTGATTGATCGTGTTACACATGCCAATGATGGCATCGCGCACCAAGTTGAAGAAACTAGGAAGCGAATTGCGCAACGCATTCAGACACGCCGTGATGATGGCAGTGAGAGCTGCTTCAATGACAGGACCGTTGCTACCGATGACATTGAGAATGTTGATGAACCCCTGCGCGATCGCAGTGCACAGCAACGGAATCATGGCAATCAGAGCAAGACCACCCGTACTGACGGCAGTGATCAATGCCACGAAAGCGAACGTGAACAACGCAATGCCCGCAGCCGCTACGCCAACAGCAATACCGATCAAAGCAACCGCCGCGGCCAGCAGCATCATCGGAACAACGACTTCCTGCGCCAAATATGCAGCGGCAATCAGAATCCCGAGTCCAACAGCAAGCGCTACCAACGCAATGGCCATCTCGCCAAGAGACATTGAACCGAGAACCTTCAGAACTCCAGCGAGAATCATCATGGCAGCAGCAACAGCAATCAGTGCTCCAGCACCCTCTGCAGCACCACCACCCTTCATGAGCATCATCGCAGCGACAAGTTCGGCAAGAACAATTGTCATCATGATGACACCCTTGAGATACGTGCTCCAATCCATACTGGCGAACTCGCCGATGATATGACACATACCCTGAATGGCGATCACCATGGCGAGCATGGTCGCTGCATCACCGAACCCGTTGTCAGGCATGACGAGGAACAGACCCATGAGCTCCGCCATAACCATACTGAGCATGGCGAAGCCCTTGAGATATGAATTCCAGTCTCGCTTGGACAACTCATCGATGACATCAACGATCTGCCTGATGGAATACGCCGTGGCGAGAATGGCGAGACCGTTACCGATCTTCAACTTGTCACCAGACATAGAGAACAGCGTCATGGCACCGATAATAGCGATTAGTGCAAGAACACCTTTCACCAACTGCTTGGTGTCCATCTCGCCGAATCCCTTGACTGCGAAGTAGAACATAATCATGGCCGCGGCCATGAGAATGAACTGTCCCGAGCCCTTGGCAACGTTGTTACCCTGTTCAAGAATCTTGGCCGCGGTGACCATCACTGCTGTGATGACTGTGATCGCCACAATGCCTTTGACTAGTTCCTTGGTGTCAAGCTTCGAAAGAAGATACACCGCCCCAGCAAGAAGAAGAACACCCGCTGCAATGGCGAGAAGCCCAGCCATCTTGAACGATGTGCCGATGTCTTTGAACATGTTCTTGAGACCACCAGTGATGTTCTCAAGATTCTTCAGAAGACCGCTCTTCACGCCAGACATGAGATTCTCGGTGTCGTTCTTGGCGGTCTTGGCATTCCTGTTGAACAGGAACCAAGCGCCAATGATGATGCCGAAGATCACAGCCAGCGCAAGCGCCGCCGCCATGAGACGATCGGCGGGAATCAACGCAAGAACCGCCAGAGCCACAGCAAGAACCAAAGTTGCGGCAGCCAGCTTGAGAATGGCTGTCGCATTCAGGTCGTGCGTGGTGGCCTTCATGGAGTCCTTGTACGCGTTGATCGTGTCGACGATCGGCCCGCGGGATGCCTTTACGGTCTTGGCCAATTCGCTGAACAGACTGCCGACCTTGCCGAAGCTTCTGGCAAGATTCGCGAACGAACCGGCCATGATTCCAGTGAAAATACCCCCGACAACAGTCACGAGAGCGTCCCAGGCGTTCATGCCCTTCAACGCTTCGTAACCATTCTTGACACCTTCCTTGATCTTCTCGCCGAGCCACTTGAACTTCTCGCCGAGCCAGTCGAGCGCGTCACCAATCTTGCCCCGGTTGTCAAGAACTGCCTTCTTGATCTTCTCGAATTTCTCGGGAAGACCCCAAGCATTGGCGCCCTCTTTGATGTCAGAGCCCCACTTCTTGAACAGCTCGGAGGTCTTGCCCCCCATTGCGGAGCCAAGCTCCTTGATCTTGCCTGCTGCTTCGTGCGCCTTGTCACCAAGTTTGACGAACATCGTTCCTGCGTCATCATGAGCACCGTTCTTGATGCTCTCGGCGAAATCCTTGATGTTGTCAGCGACATGCTTGATCTTCTCACCGATTCCAGCCCAGTCGATTCCAGCGAAGAAGTCCTTCACCTTCGTCAGCGCTGCACCAGCAAGCTCCTTGATGGCTCCACCGAGATAAACGGCCGCTCCCTTGAGAGCATTCCATGCCGCAATGACTGATGGGCCGCAGACGTCCCAGACCTGCTTGCCAACTTCTTTCATTTTGACGCCGATGGAAGAAAGTTGGCCCTTGAAGGTTTCCCAAGCCGTGTGAACATCTGGACCGTAGACTTCGCGGATGTGTCCGCCGAACTCCTTGACCGGACCTGAAAGATTCTTGAACGCAGGACCGAGCTTGTTCAGCCCGAGCTGATCAATGAGATCAGTCAGCGCGTTCTTCTGCTCCTTGCCGATGAGAAGATTGTAGAAGTCGTCGAGTCGAACTTGGCTCGCGGTCTTCCACAGATCCTGGAGCTTGGCCTTGGCCACCATGAATCCGCCGGCAGCGGTGTCACGAGCGGCCTGCCCAACACGAGTGAACGTGTAAGACAGCCGACCCCACAAAGTGGCATCGTCACCAGTCCACATGATCTTGAGATCATGTAGAAGGTTCTTGAACTTCTGCATCGACGTGATGGCCTCGTTGGAAACAGGCTTTGCATCGAGTTGGACGCCACCCGGAGGCGCATCGCCAACGCGATGACGCTCCTGAGCGCCGACACCGACACCCTTGCGGAACAATGCGTCCTTGACTTTCTTGCCGACAGCCTCTGCCTTGTCGCCGATCCAGTCAAGAGCCTTCTTCACAGCGGAGAAGTCCATGCCATTCATGTGATCTTGCAGCGACGACAGTCCATGGTCCATCTTGTCGAGTGCCGAAGAGCCACCGTCGCCAAAGATCTTGGACATACTGAACTTGCCGTGGGTCAACTTGTCAAACCAACCGAGCAGGTCCCTGATCTTCTGGCCGAGCCAGTCAAGGAGCTTCCCAATCGGATCGAACCCGTGAATCCACTGGTCGAACTTGACAATCACATCACCGATGTGAGCCGTCAACGTCAGAAGACCACCAAGAGCGAACTTGGTGATCGCAAAAGCAGCACCAAGAATCGGCTTGACGATGGCCACGAACAGCTTGAGCAACTGACCGACGGGCCACAATATGATCTTGATGGCCGAGAACAGACCTTTGAACGTACGGGTCAAGTTGTCCATCGCCTTGTCCGAGGGAATCAGCTTCTCAGTGAGATGCTGGAACCCTATAGAGATATCGGCGAGCACTTTGCCGAGGTTACCGTTGAACGACTGTTGAAAAGCGATGCCAACGGCCTTCAACGGCGCAACAAGAGCCTTGACAACGTTGGTCAAGCCCTCAATGAGGGCGGTACGACCACCCATGTCTTTCCAGGTCTGGAGCATTGCATTCCTGGCCTGCGAAGTCTTACTGACGAACCCGGTGATCGCGTTTCCGACCACCGTGAACAGATCCTGAGCTTCTTCGAAGTTGCCGAACAAGATGGAGAAGGTCTGTGCCCAGCCGGAACCGAGCTCCTCCTTCACCGTGTCGATGAGCTGCGAGAAAGTCTTGATCTTCGTCGCAGACTCCTCAGCAGTGTTCGCCAGATCGACAATGGCGTCGGCTTGCTCCGCGGTGTAACCCATGGATATGAGCTGTTCCTTGTTGTACTCCCCAGCCAGCTGAGACAGGGTCTCAACCATGATCTGAGAAGACAACCATCCCTTGGACAGAGACTCTCGGAACGATCCCTCCTGCTGAATCATGGAGTCAACAGCAACACCGTGAGCACGAGCAGTACGCTTCAGGGCTTCCTGGAACGCTTCGCCACCCATACCAGCATTGACAACTGAGTTCCAGTCCATGAGTCGGACCGTTCCAGAGGAAATGGCCTGGCTCAACTGGTACATTGCGGTCGATGCCTGCTGGGAGTTGGACCCGGACAGAGCAGCAAGGTTGGCAATACCCTTGATCGACGACACAGACTCCTTCAGACCAACACCAGCAGCGGTGAACATACCGATGTTGTGCGTCATCTGCGAGAAATTGTAAATCGTCTTGTCCGCATAAGTGTTCAACTCATTCAGAGCATCATTCACCGTCTGAATGTTCTCGCCCTTGTTCTTGGTGTTGGCGAGAATCGTCTGCACAGCGTTGAGCTGGGTCTCATACTCATGGTAGCCATCGAGAATCGGGTCGATGGTCAGAGCCTTCAGCATGCTCATACCCGCCGAAGTGACCTTCGACGCGAGAGTACCAATGGCTGCGCCGGCAGCGACCGACATTGTCGAGAACTTGGCCTGAAGAGTGTTGGCGGACTCCGACGCCTTGTCGAAAGTGACGGTCTTTGCGGTGTTCGCCAGCTTCTGAAGCGAGTTCGTCGCTCCGTCAAGGTTCAATGAACTCTTCAGAGTGCCAAGAGAGTCAATGGACGACGCAACTTTCGTCTTGAAGTCCGCATTGTCCATCTTAAGCTTGACGATTTGCTCATCAATGGTCGCCATTTGTCACCTCGCTCCAAACATCAGCGGCAATCTGATCGAAAACCGGACGCAACGCCGGATTGATATAATCTCTACCCATCACGTAGCCCCCGTTCCTCGTTGCGTGCCCGTATTGAATCAGCACAGCGATGGGGATACCATGATTGACATTGGAATTGGTCCAGTAAATGGCCCAACCAGTCTGCGTTTTGTGAATTTCGTATCCCCAACCACGGGCAGTGGCACCAGTCTCATATGGTGTGGCCGCAGAAAGCGCGTTGACCCCACGTTGTGCGTATTTTTCAAGATACTTCATTGGGTCGAACTTCAGAAGACGCGACAAATATTCCTGTGTTTTGGAAAACGACCCTGTGGTCTCGAAATATACTCTGGTCATGAGTAGAAAACGCCAGTCTGCATGAAATTGTACGTGCCAGAACCAGGGTTTGTGATTGTCAGTCGCATCGTGTCATTCCCGGGTGTGGTTCGTTGTTTGACCGCACTGAAAAAAGCACCTCTTACGTGCTTGCCACGAGTGTAGAACTCAATCGTGTTAAAAGAGTGCTTCAGAATATTGTTGTCCGCGACATTCGTCGAACAAGTCAACATTTCTGTAGCCGTTGAGCTGAATGCAAAGCCGAAAGACGCGGTACGGGGCGCCTGGGAAAAACCAGACATCATCAAAACGTTCTTCGTACTTTCAATACGCGTGTTTGTATTGATGAATGATTGATACAGTTGGCATCCGCGAATTCTCAGGAAGAACAAATCATTGTCGATGTCAAAACCAGTCACCGGTTTGTTGGTGAACAACGGCACCATGTTCGGTGTGGACAAAACACACAATATCGAAACACCATCATTGCCCCCGTTGTTTCTTGCACTGGCGATAGAAGGACTGTTGAGCGCATAATTGGTAGGACCAGCATAACCGACAACAGTCAACAACAAATCACCAGGCTGCCCCAAACAACTGGTCAAATACGATCGGACCTCGTCACCGAAATAGTCGTTGTACTTTTTGCTCAACGGGGGACACGTGTAAAGATACGTGAACGAAATGTCTGGCACAGTTGGCGTTCCACCGGAAATGGAATTGATGGCCGCCGCCAGTTCACCAGACTTGATGGACGCGGACCCAGCACCCTTGGCCCGGATGGCGTCACAGGCGTCCTTGTAATGCTTGTACGGCATGACCGCATGGTCAGACATGATCACGCTCCATTATGTGCAACGTCAGTGAAATTGGTGAGGATAAGAGTGACCAACTGGTTGATCTCCTGTGTGGTTGGCTGATGTTCTGGACCTTGAGGACCTGGTTCGCCCTTCGGGCCTTGAGGACCTGGTTCGCCCTTCGGGC